CTTGCCTGTTCATATCTCCGTAGCGAACAGGCACTCGAACCAATTGCCCTTTGGAATCCTTATAGGCAAAATTACTCATAAGTTGCATAAATTGTGTTAGATATTTTCTAACCTGGCCATCGTAAAAATAGTCTATTTGCGTACAACGGTGTTAAACCGAAGCCTCCTTTTTAATTGTCTGCCTTTGCTTTCAACACCTGACTCAGAGCCTGGCGTTCTTGAACAACCTGGCCGCCAATTGTAGCAGTAGTTGTATTATTGACAAATGTGCCTTTTTGTGTTCTTCTGACTTTTGTTGGATCAGTTGTTTGCGTCTCGCCTTGCATACTAACAGTCATTCTGACATTATCTTCATATTTGATCCAGTGTCTTCCGTCATATCTAAACAGACGATTTGGCAAATAGTCTGTTCTTAAGTAATATTGTCCTTCGATAGGATTACCGGGAAAGGTAATTCCGTGACCAAAAGGCTTACCGTTAGGAGGAATTCCGTCTCCTGTTAAGTATCCTACATAGGTATCTTTGTTAGGACTCTGTAATACAATACTTGCATCTAGCGCAGAATTTACCATACTGGCATCACCGTCCATAGTTACATCTGCGATATCTACTAAGCCATCTTCTCGTGTAGGAATAACAAAAAACTGATGAGTATCATACCCACTGCGATTCACATCGCTCTGTGCCTGTGCAATAATTTGATCATTAATTTCGATACTTTGTTTGTATGTTGACATTAAATCTCTTAAAGTACTTCCGTCGCCGGCGCCACTGTCTTGGTCTAAAATTTCTTTAAACTCCTGTGTATCAACTAACGGAGCACACTTGGCTCTAATCAAATGCGGATACCACGTTTGACTGTATCCCGATGCAGGTCGATTAACTTCACTTATAACATAAAATCGTTTTAATGCAACCAATGCATCGTCTAATGCATATTCATCTTTCTGATGCGGTAGTTCAATAACATCACCTGGCATCAATTTTCTGCCAATGGCATCAAAAGAACTTCTTAGATGAAAATTGATCATAATGTTGTCATTTTGTAAAAATAATCCAAATTGACTCAAGTTAAAATCAATATCCTGCAACGTATATATTCCGCGAATAATATAAACATCGGGATCGTATCTGCGATCTCTATTCTCCATGAACAGTAGATCCTGAATGCCAAACTCACCTTTTTCGCTAACATTAGCGGGGAGTGTAGGGCTACTTTCGCCTTCAGCCGGGTCTGAAGGTCCTAAGTATTTGTGTACATAGACATCCGTACCACCAACCTGAAACTGTTCGTTGATGGCGCGATCTATAAATTTAAAATCATTGCCTTTTTCCGGGCGGTATAGAGATAAGCGTGGCATAGTCTTGTATTTATAAGCTAAATATTGATATGACCGAGAACGAAAACGAACGCCAAAAGGTAATAGACTACTGCAAACTAATGCTAGGTGATGGCATGGTTGATGTGGAGCTAGACCCTGCACATTATAATATTGCTATTGACAGAGCTTTAAACAAGTTCCGACAACGCAGCAGTAATGCAGTAGAAGAAAGTTTTGCATTTTTGATGATAGAAGTTGATAAAAACGACTACACTTTACCATCAGAAGTAATGGCTGTTCGACAGATGTTTAGAAGAAGTATAGGTTCTAGGTCAGGTGGCGGGCAAGGTGGTACATTATTTGAACCGTTTAACCTTGCTTATTCAAATACATACTTATTAACTTCATCGAACATGGGTGGCCTAGCCACTTATTATGCCTTTGCAAGCTACCAAAAACAAGTTGGCAAAATGTTCGGCAGCGATATTAACTTTACGTTTAACAAAACGACAAAGAAATTGACCATTATGCAACGTCCTAGAAGTGAGGAAGAAGTCCTAGTATGGTTATATAACTATAGGCCGGACTTCAATTTATTGCAAGATCCTTCTGCAAATCAGTGGTTAAAAGATTATAGTCTTGCTAGCTGTAAAATGATGCTAGGTGAGGCTCGTGAAAAATTTAATCAGATTGCTAGCCCGCAAGGCGGAACTGCCCTAAACGGAACAGCCTTAAAAGCAGAAGGCAAAGCTGAGATGGAAACGCTAGAAATGGATCTAGTAAATTACAAAGACGGTGGCACACCTCTTACATTTGTAATTGGCTAAAAAAAATATTGACCTTGTAGGCTAAATGTAATAAATTATAACATCTAGGGGATGTTATGATCATTGGCTTTGTTGGGTTTATAGGGTCGGGCAAGGATACTGCCGCAGATTATTTGGTTAATACGCACGGGTTTAGAAGAGATTCATTTGCAAATACATTAAAAGACGCGGTTTCGGCTGTATTCGGTTGGGACCGCGTCCTGCTAGAAGGTCGTACGAAAGAAGCTCGTGAATGGCGTGAACAAGTCGATACATGGTGGGCTGAACGATTAAACATGCCTAAGCTAACACCACGTTGGGTTCTGCAATATTGGGGTACAGAAGTATGTCGAGATGCTTTTCATGATGACATCTGGATTGCCAGCTTAGAAAACAAAATGCGTAAGACTACTGACAACATTGTTATTAGCGATGTACGCTTCCCTAACGAAATCAAAGCCATTCATAACGCAGGCGGTATTGTTGTTCGTGTTAAGCGCGGAGAGGACCCTGAATGGTATGATGCTGCGGTTAGTGCAAATGCCGGACCCAATGGTAATGCAACCTGGAGCATTAGCAGGTCTAAGTTAGAAAAACTTAAAATTCATGCAAGCGAAACAGCATGGGTCGGCATAGATGTAGATAATGTCGTACATAACGATTCATCTATTGATGACCTATTTGATCAGATTAAGAAATTACTACCCCCGGCGGATTTGCCATTTAGTACAAAGATAGCTTTAGATTTAGTTTAAAAATCTGGTTTTAGATCGCCCTGCTTCCACGGCATCTTAAGTTTATGAAGTATGCGCTGGCAATTAGCGCATACTGTTTTTAAGTTAGAAAATCTGCAATTAGACGGATCTCCATCTACATAATAGACATTAAATTGTTCAGGGTGTTTTGAAACAAAGCCGCACTTATCACATGCGGCTTTTTTCTTGTAACCAACTACCTCCCACTTAGGTTTTCCGTCGTTGCGATTCCTGGAACAATGATCGCACTTTGATCTATAGAATGCTTTCCCATCCTTATAATAGTTAATTGCAACCGGTCGTTGGCCGCAAATATTACATAAATCTCTCATTCCCGCCCTTTTCATTGCCCTTTTCATTGTATTTAACCAGGAGGTTTTATACAACTTATGGTAAATAACTCAAGTAATCCATTAAGGAGATTTAAAGAATGGCAACATTAGATTCACCAGGCGTACAAGTACAAGTTATTGACGAGAGTTTTTATACTCCGTCTGCACCGGGCACTGTACCTATTTTATTCGTAGCGTCTGCACAAGACAAAATTAACCCAAGTGGCACAGTTGCTCAGGGTACTACCGCTGCCAACGCCGGTAAAGTATGGTTGATCACTAGTCAGAGAGATCTAACAGACACGTTTGGCACTCCTTTGTTCTATACTGATTCTAGCGGAAATGCTCAGCATGGCAATGAACTAAATGAGTACGGATTGCAAACTGCATACAGCACACTTGGTGTTAGCTCAAGAGCATATGTTGTTCGTGCAGATTTAGATTTGTCAGATTTAGTACCAACAAGCACTATCCCACTAGGTGGCCCAGTTGCCGGAACATATTGGGTAGATACTGCAACATCACTGTATGGTGTTAAAGAATGGAATTCTAGTACGCAGAAATTTACTGTCAAGACTCCAATTGTATTAAACGATAATTCTAGTGCATCTAGCTTTAACGGGTCAATTCCGGATACTTCTGTAGGTATCGGCGGCGACTATTGCATGGTAATTACAAAAAATAATACCAACGAATTATACTATAAAAATTTAAACAACACTTGGTCGTTGGTTCAACATGGGTTCTCTGGAAAATCAGTACAGGTTAGCCCGCACTATACCTATCCAACTTTTACTACTAGTACAGCAACAGGAAGTGTTTGGGTAACTACCACAACTCCTGCAAATGGAGCTAATTGGTCAGTTAAATTATACAGTAGTTCGGGACAATCTTGGACTACTGTAACTAGCCCAATTTATTCCGGCATACAAACAGCGAATTATGCATTAGATCCAACTGGCGGTGGCAAGAATGTTCCAGTGGGTTCTATTTTTATCGATTCCGATTATAATAATAATGCAACTGCAAGTTTTAAAATTTGGAGAAAAGGCAGCATTGGTTCAACTACAATCACAGGATCTACTGCTACTACTGTTACAACAGGCACTAACT